ATCCGTGCCCGCGAGCAACATTTGCGTCCCCGGCGCCAACGCCAAATCCCCCGGCATCGTCGCCTCCAAAACCACAGTCTGCAGCGCTAGATTCGCGAGATGATTCGCAGCCAGGCTCGCCGCCTGCACATCCGTCAAATTCGGCCGGATGATCGTCGTCCCCGGCCCCGCCCCGCTGCCCGCACTTTGCGCATTCATCGTCTTGTTTCGCGTGTTCCAGGATTGCACCGTCACCATGCCGGGCAAGCTCGTCGCGCAATCCAGCGTCAGCGACAAACAATCCCGCGGCGTCACCAAAACTGACGCTGCCGCCACGATCGGCCCAAAATTCAGCGTCGTCCCGGTGACCGAAAGACCAAACCCCTCAATCTGCGCCAACCAGGTGAGCAAATTCCACGCCGTCGATGCCCGCGCATGACCACTCAATCCGCTGCGCGCGTGGTCGAGCTGATAATATTGCCCCACCGGCGTCCCGGTTGCCTGCACATTCGGCGTCAAACCATTTTGCGCCGCCAGAACCGCGGCTATCTGGCTGGACGTCTGGTTCGCATAGGTCTCGGCAATCTCGGCATCGATCAGCAACGCGGACAAATCCCGCCCGCTCAGCGTCGCCGTATTGCCCAATAAATCAATCCGCACATTATCCACCTGCCCGGTCAGCAACGTGACAAACCCGCCATCGCCCAACGCTACCGCGATCGTAACGGTCTGCCTGCCCAACCCGGCAAAATAATCCGCGCCAGTCCCCGCCGAACCACCCATCGCAAAACTGACCACGAACCGATCCGCCGCGAAATAACCGACACTCTCAATCTCAACTGCCACCGCGCCCGGAATGATCAACCCATCGATGATCACCTGAACAAGCGGCTGGTTAACTGCCAAAACCACCCCCGGCATTTGCATTCACCGCCGGAATCACCAGCGTCGTCACACCACTCAACACCGGGTCGATCAGCCCGTTCGCCACCGCAATCCGGTTCCACTGTGTCGCGTCATTCAAATATTTTGCGGCCAAAGCAAACAGATTGCCGCCCGCCACGATGATGGTCTTCACAACAAACTCCCCACCAAATTGCTCGCCGCACGCCCCACATATCCGCTCATATTGCTCAGCGCCGCCAGCGCGCCGGCGGACGCCGTCACCTCGTTCACCGCGGCAATCCCCGCCGGCGCGTCGCCCGCGCCATTCAACACCGCCGCCCCATCCACCAGCACCGCCCCGGTGCTGACAATGCTGGCGCCAATGACCCCCTGCGCCGCACTCAACCCCGCCACCGTGGGATTATTGAACCCCGCCAGCACAACCCCCGCCTGACCGAACAACGTCGCCGCATAAGACAAATCATTGGCAATCAATGTCGCCGTAGGCACAATCCCGGCATTCACCGCGTCGCTTGTCACCACGCAGCGAACGCCAAACGGAATCCACCACGGCTTCTCATAATCCGCGACAAAATCCGCAATCACGACATTGTAGAAAAACGCGTCCCAACACAGCGGCACCGCCGCCCCCGCCGCCCGCGCCGCATCCAGGCTACATGCCCGCTGCACCGCATCGTTGCCTGAAAAAATGCCGGTAAACCGGATCTCCGCCGCATCCTCTCCGAGCACATCCACAACCCGCCCGCCACCAATCAGGCTCTGCACCGCCACCCTCTGCGTGCCCCCAAACCCGATCTTCTCCGGCACCTCAAAATCTTGAAACGCCACCCCACCCAGGGTCACCACAACATTGCTCATACGTATCTCTCAATTGGATATTCTAACCAGATAAGGCCGGAAGATGGTTGAGACATTTTATGGTTTTTAAACGTCTCCAATAACGCGAGATGTAATTCAATCATCCGGCGGCAAATTGGGAAATAAAAGCTGCTCCAAGGCGTACAGCACAAGCATCAAAACTGCGCAGATAATTTGGAGGACTGAATACGTCTTCATTCTCTGCGATGCCTCCAATCTGAAAGAATGTATCGATAATTGATAAACGAATATGAGGGGACAGATGATGTTTGTGGGGGCGAACAAGCTGGACATCAGGAAGTCGAATGGGAAATAAATGAAGCTCCATCCAGCATACAAGAACGTGGCAATAGCAAAGAATATCGCGATCAAAACACCTGGAAATGCGATCAGCGCAAGTTGCAACCGAACCGGTGTCAAACGTCCTTGCCAGCGGAAAAGCCCAAGCGCTAGCAACACGACGAGCACCGGCACGAACGGCCAGTCCAACAGGAAATCCGACAACGATGAGTTAAAAAACTCGTTCAACGCCTGGATCATGAGCGCGCGCAGCCTTTGAATACCACAAGCTCTCCACTTGCATTTACCATCACACGGCTAAACCGAAAGTTTCAACCCCGCCCACGCCGGCGTCAGCCGCGGGTCAAACCCGGTCGCGCCAGACGGCGGCAGCCTCGCCTGCCGGCTCAACACGTCATCAAGCCGCCGCGCAAACTCCACATCACTGGTCGGCGCCATTGGCAATGGGTGAAGCACGCGTGCCCCGTCCGGTTCCTCATGCGTCGGAACCAGACGGGTCCCGGGCTTATGTTGCGCAACGCCACCAATCCGCCGTCCCGCGCCAATCGGTGCCAGGCTCCCCATCTTCGGCTTGCCGGCACGCGCGGCAAAACTGGCCCCTAAGCTGGGCGGAGTCTTCCCCCCGCCAGATGAAATCTGCGATTGCCGGCGCGCCGCCGTAATTTGCGCCATCTCGTCCCTCGGCACCTTGTCCTTATCGTCGGAGACCGAACGAAGCTGGGCCACCTTTCCCGACATTTGCGATGCCGAGGTGGACGCATGTCGTCTTGCAGGGCTGAACGCCCTGATACCGGAAGCAGAAGCCAATTTTCGGGCTCCCCCCAACAAAGCCGCGCCCCGTCGACCAGCCAAACCCGCGGTATGCTTCCACGGCCGGGCAATCGCCTCGTTCCCAGTGTCTTGCGTCGGTTCGCGCCTGGCCGCTGCTTCCTGCCTTAACGCTTTCAACACCGCGGCGCTCGTTTGGTGCGCCGCGCCGGCTTCGCCAAGTCTCCGCAAACCTGGCCTGGCCTGTCTGCGCACACTCAGACGCCGGCGTATCGGCGCCATCGGTCCCGGCTGCTTGTGGCGCTTCTTGATCAGCTTCGGCTTCTTACTCTTCGCCTCCTGCGCAAGATCTCGCGCCGCCTTCACCTTCGCAGCCGCGCTTAGGCCGGGTGCCAGCAGCGGAGCGGGCACATTCGGCATATCAACGACCTCACCCGCGGCATTGAACGTAAAACCATACCCGGCGAAATCTGCCATGTATTCAGATAAATGGACGTGATTGCCATCTTGCTTATCTATTTTTCCGCTCGAATCAAAATACTGCTTTACGCCGGAAGCACCAACCAGATGCGCCGCCGCCAAGACACCCGATTCGGTTACATACACCGGTATGCCCGTCACTTGGCTTTTGACAATTTTACCCGCATTCTCGTCTAGTCTTGACCGCAGACTCTCGTCATTTTTGCTTACGAGCAAACCAAAAACAAAGTCCTGGGCTGTGTGACTAGCTAAAAAGCTATTCACGGAATCCACACCCATTGACTTGGCCAGGGGAGTCCAGGTTGGTTTGGTCAGGTCGCCTTTCGTTTGAACGAACCCAGCGGCGGCAAGCGCGGCATATCCCATCTGATACGCGCCATAATGCAGATTATTAGGGTTTTTCGACTGAGGGTCTGCTCCAAGACTGTTGTAATTGTCACCTGACTCTCGCATCCGAATCGCTTCCGCAAACTTATCAAAGTTGCCCTTCCCGTTAGTCTTATTGTTCATTGAGCATCATCCTTTATTCCCAGCGATCACCGGTCCATACCCATTCCTTTGTGATGCCGCCCCATTTACAGAAGAAAAGTCCGAACATTCCAATATTTGAATGACGTGAAAACGCGAACGCATTAGAAAGAACGCTGTCTGCGCTAATAAAATCAGCACCACGTTGGATAAAAATATCAAACTCATCTGGATCGTCCGCCAGGAAATCATCAGGAAGACGTGTCATTATTACAATCGTTCGACTACCATCCGGGTTTACAACAGCGGTCCAGCGCAAAACATGACTTCCCCAAAGCCGCGCTGTCTCCATTCGTTGTAATCGTTTGTTAAGTGGCGAGGTATGCCAGATAGGACCTTTCAAGACATTCGGATCATTGTCCAAGATCTGCATTGAACTATTAAAAGAGGCATCGCTGGTAGCGGCGTGCACGGAAAAAAATGGAAACAAATAGACCACGCTGAATATAAATAGCGCGGTAAGCGAGTTCCCAATTGTTCGTCGGTTCAGCACAGATACAAAATTCCCGATGCTATAATCGATGATCGCTTATCGTCATTCAGCATCATCCTTTATTTCCAGTCATCCCCGATCCAAACCCATTCATTGTAAATACGATCTTTCGTACATACCCAAAGCCCCGAAACGCCATCGTTTGAATGTTTCGAAATTGCGACCGCGCTTGATGAAACCGCATCTACATAAGTGAAAGTCCGACCCCTTTGCATGTAAAAGTCAAAACTATCCGGATCATCGGCTAGAACGTCGTCTGGTGCCCGCGTCATAATGATAATTGTCCGGGAGCCGTTTTGGTTCCGGTGGACCATCCAGCGCACAATGTGGTCTCCCCAAAGCTGTGCGCCTTCCAACCGTCGAAGCTTCGGATCAAGTGGCGACGTATGCCACGACACATCGCCTAATACACTAGGATTTGTTTCCAAATCCTGAATGCAGTCATTGAATGCCATATCGTTAGTCGCTGCGCGGGCACTTGATACGACAAACCAATTCGAAACGCTAACAGCCAACGAACACGCTAATAAAACCCTAATCGGAGACCGGTTCACCATCGCCACGCACCTTAAAGCAATCAGCAGTTCAGCCTACAACCTTTACGCGAATTGCCTCAAAGCTTCAACCCTCATCCCACTTCAATCGCTTCCAATCAAAGTTCCGCCCATCAAGCACGCCAAAAATAATGAGATAACCAATCCGCTCCGCATCATCCAAACTGAACGCAACATCATACGGCACCCCGCACGAGACAAGATAAAGGCTATCCACAAGTGCCGGGTGCCGCGTCAGTTTCCCGCCGCTGCCACCACCTCTTCAAATGGTTGAGTGTCACTGACGGTGGAAACGGCGGCGATGCCCTTCGTTCCCAAGCGTTCCACCAACGACTCAACCGCCGCTTCGGTTGTCGGAAACGGGACCGGTACATCGTCAATCATGGACACCGCGCACGCCATGCTCGCGAGATCGACATAGGCTTCATTAAGCGATAGACTCGGCCCCAGCGCCTTATACAACCGCAACGTCTCCAAAACCCCCACCCGCCGCAGCGTCAACCGCCGCCCGGCCGCATCCGTAATCACCGTCTCCATCACACGCTCACCCGGCTCGATGCATAAAACGTCAACCTTTGCGCCACCGGCGCATCCCCCCGATACGCTCCGGCGGAAGCCAGCTTGAACACCACACCAGTAAACTGATACGTCGATGTCGACCCATCCGGTTCGTTAACATATTGATACAACGTGCCCGCGGGGATCGACTTTCCGGCAAGGTAGGCCTGCTCGATCGCCGCAATAAAATCATCCGCCGCGGAAGATCCGCGATCCAACGAAAAATTCCCGCTCCACCCCTTTGGCAACTCCGCCCCCAGCTGCACGCCATCCAACCGGTCCACCCGGATCGCCGCCGTCACCTGGTTCGCCTCAAACCCCGTCACATGCGCCAAATCCACCCGCCCAAACGGCCCCATCACCACCAGCGTGCAATCACTGCCGATCGAAAACGTATTATATGGCATTCAAATAACTCCCCGTTAGGCGGCAGCGGATTGCACAGTCACCTGCACCGTCTGCCCGCCCTGCACATTTACAATGAACTTTTCGTTGATCGCCTGATACTGCACCTGGCAATCCGCCTGCACATACCCCAGCCCGGTGCGTGACGCCGGATTGTTGGACGTATCGCACACAACCGCAAACGGCAGCGCCCCATCCGTGCTGCCCAGCAGCCCCTGGCTCAACAACCCGTTCAAAAACGCCAGCAGCGTGGAACGAATATTCTGAAACAACGTCGCATTCACCAACTGCCCCACATAAATCCCCATTCCGCTCGAAAGCGTCGCGGCAATATAATTCGTAAGCCGCGTGTAATTATCGCCATTGGTCGCGGCGTTGGAGGATGAATTATGCCCCGCCCGCACGCCCCAAAAGGCACCCCCCGGTTGCGGATTCGCAATCACGTCGATCCCCGCCGAAATCAGCGTCGACAAATCCGCCGCCGCATAGGTCGAAGCCGTCCCCGCCCCCGGCTGCCCAGATTTCTGCGTCCCCGTCACGCCATAAATCGGCTTGTTGAGCGATGATTGCTCCGGCGACAAATTCGCGAGCCGCCCGGCCACAAATCCCTGTGGTGAAACCAGCCGTGTGGTCGCGTTCGCTTGGTCGTACCAATACACCCAATCGCCAAACATCAATTTGGCTACGTAACTATCAACCCCCGCCGTCGCCTTCGTCGCCACTGCATTGCTGATGGTATCGCCCGCCGGCCCGGTCAAAATCATGTAGACGCCTTCGGAAAGCCCGAACGCCACCTGTACGCTCCACTGCGTGGCATCATCGGCATCCGCGAGCAGCGCAATCGCGCATCCCTGCCCGCGCAGCGCATACATGCCGGACCGCGGCACGGTATCGGCCCCCACCAGCATCGCCGCATCCAGCCCGCTCGCGCCATCGCTGCCCGGCGTGCCCCCACTGAAATTAAACGCCCCCACACTGGGGCTGGCGGAAGTCCCCAAACTCGTCGCCACCACCAGGGCAGATGGCCCGCGCAGCGCCCCGCTCCCGTTATTCACCGCATGAACCAAATTCGTCCAAAACGCCGCGCCTGTCCCGGTGATATTATCAAACACCTCCGGCGTCAGCCCCGGCAACACCACCGTCACCCGCCAGGAATTGGCGGCGGACCCGGCGGACAGCGACACCGTCAGCTGGTTGCCAAGCGTGCCAGTGTACAAAGCGGTAAACGTCACCGCGCCAAGCGCGGAAAGTGCCGCCGCGGTATCCGTCCCATCCGTCACGCGCACGCAACGGAAATTCGCCGCCCCCTGCTGGACCGCCGTCGCCATCTGCGTGCCCATATCATATTTGCGCGCCATCACCGGCCCAAATGCGGCGGCATAATCGCTCATGCTCCCGCAAATCACCGGCTCATTCACCGGCCCCCAGCTGGCGGAACCCACAATACCCAAAATATCCGTCGGCACGCCATTCAATAACAGGCTCTGCGGCGCCACAATCTGCACATACAAATCGGGCACAATCAGCGCGGTCGTGTTGATCGCGCCATGGCTGAATACCGGCATGTCTTAACCCTCCTGCGTGCGCACGCGCACCACAAAACTTCTTTCCGCACCGGCCAGAATTTTCGTAACCAGGCTGGCATCGGTAATCACGTCCCCGCGCTGGTAACCGCCAAACGGCTTCAGCACGACCAGATGAAATGTCATGGCTCTTCCTTTAACTTGTCAGATTTTCAACAAACACCGCATCAGCCGTAAACGCCGCCGTGCCAAACAGCATCGCCGGCGTTATCTGCGCCAGCGTCGTCGGATACTCCGCGCTATAGGTCATATCCCGCCGGTACAGCACCGCATCCGCCGAATCATCGCGCGTCTGCGTTCCGGCAAAAATCAGCCGCGCCGCGCTGCCATCCGCCAGCGCGATAAACTTCATCGCCGCCAGCCCCTGGTCAATCACCGGCGCCACCGCGTCCCGCGCCGCCGGGCTCGGGCACCACAGGCTAATGTTAAAATCCTGAACCTGGCGCTTGATCTCCTGCAGCGCCCCGGCGCCACTCACCACCCGCGCGATAAACTGTTGCGCATTCGGCACGGTAATCGTGCTGCCGGCATAAACCACCACCCAGCCCGCCGCGCGCAACAGCGCCGCCAGATTGCTCGCCACCGTCGCCGGCGTATCGCTCGCCTGCACGGCATAGGGGAACAGCGCGCCATTCACCGCCACGCCGGCCAGCTGCCCCACCGCGCAAGCGCCGGAAAATGTCGCTGTCCGCGCCCCCACCGTCACCACAAGGCTCGCCGGCACCGGCGCCACCGGCCGCCACACGCGCGGATACCGCGTCACATTTTTAACCCCATCCGCCGCGGCGACAGACACATGCACAACCCCCGCCGCCAAATCAGCATCCAATGTCGGCCCGGCCGGAAACCCGCGATACACCCGGCACGTAAATCCCACCGCACTCGCCGCACCCGTCCCATCCGGATACAAAGCATTCGCCGCCAGCGCCGCCAGCGCCATCTCCACATCCGCCTGGTCCGCCATCAGCTCACCGCCTGCACCATGTTAAGCCGCCAAACGCCGCTTAATTGCTCGACAGCAGTGATCACAAACCGCTCGGCCCGCTCATTGGTAACAATATCCGCCACGCGCGGCTGCACACACGGCACCGCAGGCAATAACGCCGTAAACCCCGGAACCTTCGTATCATCCGGCAAACCCGCCCGCGTCCGGTCATCCACACCGCCCACCAGCAAGCTCGCCGGAAATCCCGCCAGCAAAACGTTCTGCGTGCTCGGCAATACAGCACCATACGCATTCAACCCCGCGAGCATCGGCGCCGCCGCCCGGCTCACGCTCACCACCGCATTCGTCATCACCACCAGCATCGGCTTCGGCGGCTCAATCGCGGCCACAAACACCGTGCCCTCCGGCCCCGCCAGATAATCCCCCACGCGCAGATAGCTCCAATCCGCCCAGGCCTGGCGGAACGGCACGCCAAACCCGCTCGGCGCGCCAATGCTCCCACCCGGCAGCACAAACGCCACAGGCAGGCGCAAGAACCGCCGCATCGGGTCCACCGGCATCTCCGGCCCATCCGGCCGATACGCGTCATGCACAAACCCCACGCGCCGCGCCGCGCACCCGGCGCCGTAAGACAGCCGGTCCGCCAGCCTCACACCATCCATCTCTTCACACCAGCAGGGTTATGCCGGCTTGCTCCAAAGCCGGTCCCGGCGGCACGCCCAAAAACCCGCACAACCGCCGCCGCCAGCCATCAAACAACGCCGTCCGGTCGCGCAATTCATCGGCATTATGCGTCCACGCCGCCGCACTTTCGGTATCCAAATTCTCGGATGTCGGCGGCACCGCCGCCTCCAACGTGTTCAGCGTCGCCAGATACTGCAACGTCACCGCAATCTCCGCCGGCGCCAGATTGTTCATCCGGTATTCCAGCGTCCCGTAAGCCTGGAAAAACCGCCAGGAATTAACCCCCGCCGCCCCGGCGCCATAGGCCGGATACCCGCAAAACCGCCGGATATCCGTCTTCTGCGCGTCCGTGAAAGAAGCCGGTATCGTCGCTGACATCAGTACGTATCCCCATCACCCAGCGTGAAATAAACCGTACCGGTTCCAGAACTAAGTACCGCCGCCGCGTAACTCACAAACGGCCCGCCATCCACCAGCATCCGCGCCCCCGCCGGCACCGGCGTGTCGGTGGTCACCGCCGTCAGCCCGGCCGCCGCCCCCAGCCGAAAAAACGCCGTTGCGCCGCTCGCATTATAAACCAGCACCGCCTGCCCGCCGCCCGATAATTTCACGGCGGCCGAGGTGACGGACGCCGCAACACTCGCCGTACCCGCCGGGCGGAACGGTTGGGTTGACCCACTTGCCATGTCCGCGTCTCCTTAACCGATATGTTCCAGCATCACCGCCCGCTTGTAATTCGCATTCGTCGCGGTCGGCACGGTCAGCGGCGTCGTCGTGGTGTCGGACGGCGCACAAAACCCACCAATCCAATACCAGCTCTGCGCAATGATCTGCTGCAGCCGGTCAATCGGCTCGCGCGTCACCATCGCCACGTTATCAATCACATTCACCAGGCTGTCTTTCGGCGCCACATCATCCGCCGCCATGCCCGCAAAATCGCCCTCGATCAGCGCGCCCTGCCCGCAAACAATCGGCCGCCGCACATAAAGATTCTGGAACGTCGGATGCGCCTGCACATAGGCTTCCGTCGTCGTAATAAACCGCAGCCCCAGAAAATCACTCACCATCCCCTGCCGGAACACCGGATTGGATGATGTCGCGCCCTGGAACAACTGCTTGAAATCCGGATCGGCAAACAACTGCCTGGCCGATACCGGATCGAGGTAACAATTATACACCCCATCCACCAACGGCACCGCATTGCGCCGCAAAAGTGCCACCGCATCGAGCAAATTGCCCATGCTCAACGTGTCGGTGGCCTGCAACGCCGCCGTGGTCGCCCGATTCGCCGGCCGCACAATGGAACTCGCCGTCGCCGCCTGCACCGCATTGCCGGCCGTCCCATCCGCGACCGTCACATTGCTCGCAAACAGCAACTGCCCGGAAATCCCTCCCGGCGCCACGGATGCGGTGATCGCATCCGGCGTCACGCCGACAATCTCATAAAGGTCGCCGCCCACCGTCGCGGCCAGCGGATACGCGGCGGAAACCGGCTGCTGCACCCCGTTCGAAAACACCGTCTGAAACCCGCGAACATCATCAACCTGCACGCTCGGCCCGGCACTGGTCAGCGTCGCCGTCACCCGTGTATTGCCGCCAAAATACGGCGCAAACAGCGCATTGCGCGCCAATTCATCCAGACTGCGCGCCGCCTGCTCGCCATTCGTCGCGGCGTTCTGCAAAAACTGCGTCGCAATTCCCACACGGCTGGTCACCATGTTCAAATCCTGCGTTGCCGCGTAGAAATTGAGCGAGATCGTATACTGCTCCACGCCCCAGCTCGTCGGCACCAACCCGTTATCCAAATTGGTGTTGTTCTGCGCCGCCAGCGGCGTCGTCACACTCGGCTTCAGCCCAGCCCGCGTCTTCGTCAGCGTCTCGCCAATCCCAACCGCAAACTCCTCCCGGTCGGCAATCAGCCGATAGCCAAGGCGCGACTTCAGCGCCATCTCAAACTCGCGGTCGAGAAACCCCTGCTGAATGATCGGCTGCAGCGCCGCCGGAAAATTTTGTATGCCCATACCCAAAACCCCTCTTACCGTTAAAATAACTAACAGCCTCAAGCACAAAAAGCCCTACCGTCGCCGCAACAACGCCGCCCTGGCCGCCACCCACTCTTCATGGCTCAACTCGCTCGCATGCCGCGTCCGCGGCGGCTCCGGCCGCGGCGGCATCGCGGCG